ACTTCTGGATTGTTCAAGTTTTCATCCATTTTTATTTACCTCCCCTGTCTACTTTCTGTTCAATATGGCTCAATCTAACATCCATTCTTTCAATGGTGTCTGTAACCTTATCTAATGCCTGTCCTTGACGTTCAATGTGGTCTAGTAATCGTTCTTCACGATTCTTCGATTCTTTTCTAGTATCGAAAAATAACCACCCAAACAGGACAGCGAAAATACCATTATCAACTAACATTTGACCTATTGAGTTTAAGTCAATCGTTCCAATAATCATTGCCAAAATCTCTAACAATCTAACTCACCACCTTACTAATCTTGAACAGAGCAAACTCTAAATTTTTTCAGTAGGTGAGCAAAAAAAATCATTTTGCATCTTTATCTAGTTGCCATTCGATAAAATAAAGTAATCCATCAAGTTGTTTAACTTTATTTTCTAATTCGACTTGTCTTTGTGTGATACGTTCAAGACGTTCATTCACTCTGTTTAGAATAAGTTCGCTCTCTGCTAGAACCGTTTCTAATCTGTCTTGCTGTGCTTCCTTCATATCCAAAACATCAACAATAACATTTTCAATAGCCATCTCTTTCATTTAAACCACTCCAATTTTAATTTAAAACAAATAAGGAAAGAGTGTGGCTAACACCCTTTCCTACCAAAAGGAAAACAATGAAATGAACATCAGAAGTTCATTTCGCTATCATTAAGAATTTGTCTTACAAAAGACAAACTATTAGCAGGTTACAAGTGGTGGGTTCACAATCACCATCGTAACTAAAGAATCTGTTAAATCAACGCAACTACAACGTTTCGCAGGTCATTGTAATTTTTTGAAATAACACCAAAGGAGGAAATATCAATGAGTTGGATATTTCCAGTGAAGGAGTAAAAATAAAGATGAGTTCTTACCTCTTCATATATTAGTGCTTTTAGAAGCACTTTTGTTCGTATTTTTCAAAAGACATAAAGAAAAATACTCCCTCATTAATTACGCCCTCAACTAGAGTGTTTTGTTCGTATTTTCGAGAAAGATTTTTTCCTTCTCATTAATACGCCCTTAACTCCCCTATTTTGTATACATTTTTGTAAGGAATGAGAGTTTGAGAGTAGTCCTCTCATTATTTATCGTGTTTAGAACGACATTTTGTGCCACTCTGAAAGAAAATAAATAATCCCCTCATATATTAAGTGCTTTTGGAAGCACTTTTGTATACATTTTATTTTTGAGAGTGACCCTCTCAATATTTATCGTCTTTAGAACGGCATTTTGTGCCAGTTTTTCATACGATAAATATACCTCTCACTAATTAGTGCTTTACTAGATGTTTTTTTGAACATTTTATAGAAAGAGAGTAACCCTCTCATTAAGAATGCCCTCAACTCGACCATTTTTTGAACATTTTAGTTTTCCACAGATTTTGTGGACATCTACCCTTCAAATTTTGAAGGGGGTGGGGGTGGTTCAAATTTTGAAGTGCCATATATGGACATTTATAAAAATGACCACTAAATGTGGGGGTTCAAATTTTGCAGGGTAGGGTTCAAATTTTGCAGTACCTCAAACTTTGCACCGCAGGGTTCAAAATTTGAAGGCGAATAATTACTAATCTTAATAATTACTAAGTATTTAAATAATAATAAATATAGGGATTCTCCCTTTCTAAATTATCCTGACAACTCAAAAACAAGAAAAAGCCACTCAATCGAGTGACTTGTAATCTGGTATATTCTCTAAAACAATTTTTCTCTTTCTGATATTCTCTAAAAACTTATCGTGTTCTTCCTGTAATTTTTTAGGTAACTGCTCATATTGCTTAGTTGAAATGAATGGTATTGTGTTAGATAATAGATACAGGTTTGATGTGTTACGATTGTTCCTTGAATCAATCACCTGCACAACAACCACGAAATTCAATTCTTGTAATTTTCTTATGTATTTTCTTACGCTGTTTTCGCTTTTACCTGTAATCATGGATAAGTATGGTATAGAAGGAAAGGCAAATTCCTTCTCTCCAAAGCACATCTTTACAAGTTGGAAATAAATACCGAAGGTTTCCAGACCCATGAACGGTATCCAAAACGTTCCAACATAGTTGCTTATCCATGTTTTACTACCATGTAATTCTGGTATTGGATAAGCAGGGTTTAAAGATAGTTCCTCTAACTCTTCCCTGCTTATCGTTCTTGTTCCGCCATGAGGAAGTTGCAAACGATACACATTATGTTCATCAAAATGTGAAGTCATATTCTATTTTCTCCTTGCCAAAGTTTAAAACAAGTTTTGAATAACATTCTATGCAAGCAGTTCTCTATTGTCCTGCTTTAAATCTGTTTAAAAGATTACTTCTCCAACTCATCTAGCATAGATTCAATTGCTTGGTTTAAGAACATAGTTTTGAATCCTCTTTTGTTCTTAGATAACTTGTCCAATCGCTTCTGCAAATCTTTACGGAATAAGAATGTAGTTCTTACGTGAGTTTCTTCAACTGTTTCTCTTTTTTGTTTCTCTTCATACAAGGCAAGAATGTTCTGTGTTACTTGCTTCAATGTTTTTGTTTCATCATTTGTAACAGTAATAGTATTACCTTCTTCTCTTACTTGTTCAGTAACAGTATTCATATCTTCCGCTTCCCCTTTCTGTACTCCCTTTTCTAATTCTTGTACTTGTGTCTTACCTTCAAGTTTCTCAAAGGCATTAGTTAGTTGCTTGTTCTGTCTTGCCATTTTCCAATACCTCCTCAAATATATCAAAGTAAGGGAATACCATTGTGCTTGTCGCTTCATCTGTTAAGGTTGCCGGTTTATTATCGTAAGCAACTGCATTGGCATACTTGATAGATTTTGGAATCCATACAGAAAACATATGGATGTCATTCTTTTCACAGTAATCTTCCACCTGCTCTAACAATTGTTTGTGCAATGTTGTTCTGTACTCAACCATCATACCGATAATGCCACCAATTTCTAGAGAAGGATTCTCCTTTTGTTTAAAGTCGTTAATCGCTTTTACAACGCTTATAAGACCTTGTACACCAAATACCTCTGGTACAAAGGGAATAAAGACCTTATTCGCCATTGTAAGCACGTTACCGACTACAAAGGACATGGAAGGTGGTGTATCAATTAAAATATAATCATATTGGTCTTGTACTTCCTCTAATCCCTGTTTAAGCAGTTGGAATGGCTTCTCGTATTCTTGTTTGTTTGGTAAAACATCAAATTCAAGAAAATTCATGTCCTCATTAGCAGGAAGCAAATCAATGTTCTCATGGACACTTACAATAAGTTCGCTTGCCTTCTTTTGTCCTACAAACAAATCATATACGGTATCCTTGAAATTACTTGGAGTTAGTCCAAAAGCAATTGCAGAGTTTCCTTGACCGTCTGTATCAACAATCAATACTTTCTTATTCTGCTTTGCCATGACACCTGCTAGATTGGTAATCAATGAAGTTTTACCAACGCCACCTTTATTCATGCAAACCGCAAATACCTCACCCAAAACTACACCTCCTATATCAAATTACTACCATTATATTCCTTGTAATGTGCAAGGTCAATTATATTACATATAAGTATTACAAAAACATGAACAAGTAACAGTAATATAATTAATCTTGTTTCATCTAGTATCTGTTTAAAACATATTTTAATAGAGTGGGTTGAAATGGGTTTATTTATCTCTTTGTTTTAAAGGGTTTGAAATAGATTTTAAATGAGTGTTGTGGAAGAATTGCCGAAGGCAACGATGCGAAGCATCGTAACGAGCGAAGCGAGTAAAAGGGAAGCGTAAGCGAACCAAGATAGCAGGAGCGTAGCGACCTCTTTATCTTTATTTCTTTTCATTATATTTTTTCTATACTGGGTAGTTTTTGCTCTAAAGTGTAGCAAAAACTCCGATTGACCAACGGAAAAAATGCTACAAATTGTAGCGGAAATTCCGAAGGTGGATTTTTAAAAACGGAAAAAAATGTCCCAACTTAGGACAAAAATTTCCGTTCAATATTGTCTAAGATACGTTATCTGTTTTGGAGGGTGTTCAGATTATAATCTAAACACCTCAATGCTTATCTAACCCTTGATATTACTAATGTCCCTGCAATACGTAATTTGCAGACTATATTATAATTATAAAACCTTTCAGTACCTTTGAATTGGCAAAGATGCAAAGAAAGGTGAATATGGTTTATGTTCCAAATTACTGTTAAGTGTTAAGTAATAATGTTGTATCGGGATATGTCTTTTATTTTATGCTTAATAAACATACTTTTGAGTAAATTGCTAAATGATTAAAATTTCAAATACTGTACATAGACATGATTTTTCTGTTTTGTAACCGATAAGGATAATACGTCTATTTAAACCCTCTACAATTGACTGTGAGAGCGTTTTAATGGCTTAGATGTGGTTTTATTAAAATGCTTTATACGGCTTCTAGAAGTGCTTGTATAGTGTGTAAGAGGGTGTCTAAATAAACTTATTTAAACAGTTAGACACCCTCGAACCCCTTATATATCAAGGATTATCGTGATTTCAAGATTCTAAAACTTTATTTCATAAACAAAATCCTTCACATCATCACTTTGCATTTTATATCCGTTCCAATAAGTCCCATAGTCAAGGTGTCTAGATGAATGTCAAAATAGGCTTATATAGACAGTCGATGCTTGTATAACCCCTTATATATCAAGGGTTATCGCAAATAAACGATATGCAGAATTTACTCTGTAAAGTTTCGGAAGCAGAGATGGCTTACCACAAGATTCCACCAGAGAAATTGTCTTGAATCGTTACAATGTCAAAAGTCATCCAAGAGCCGTAAGTAGTTGTTTCACCGTTTACGAATTTCACACGAATCATACCCGCATATTGTCCTTCTGATAGGTTAGTCCATTGATAAGATGTAGCAGTTTTATCTAGCGTTACTAATTGTTGTTCGGTATAAGAGCCGTTTGTTAATTTCAACTCATATCCAACAAATCCAGAATAGTTATCTGCATTTGCGTCTGTAGTCCATGTGTAAGTAATTACACCATCACTATCCTGTGAAGTTTCACCAACTGCCGTAATGCCAACAGGGGAAACAGATGTATTGTAATCTGTTGGTGGAAGCGGTTTGACAGATTCATTTGCAATTGTGAATGTTCCAGATGCTTGTGATAAACTTCCTTGACCTGCTGTATAGGTTGCAAAGAGAATAGAAACCTCTGCCACATAGTCACCTGCTTGAAGGTCATTAAATGTTGCTGTAAGACCTGTAACGTTCGTTGTAGCGATTGCAGAACCATCTTTAACTAAAGTTACCTTATAACCGTTGAAGTCCTTATATTGGCTTGCAGAAGCGTCTTGTACCCATGTAATTGTCATAGAACCTAAATCAGAAGCCGTTTCATTTACTATATTGGTTGCTGTGATTGTACCAACATTCGTTTGTAAGCCATTTGGAGCAAGCGGTTTACCTTGTACAACTCCTTCTAATGCGTACAAAGATTCATCAATGAATTGCTCATAGTTGGCAGGTGTATTATAAATACCTGTTTCATAGTCATCACCTGTCGTTGTTGTTGTAAGATTGCAAGTGATGTCTAAAACCCCTTTATTGACACTAGAAACACCTGTGATTTCATATGAGCGTTTTCCGAAGAGAATACGACCATATGCTTTATTTACTAACTCAATGATTCTACGTGTTTTCTCATTATCTTGTACAAACACATGAATTTCTGAATTAACCATAATCATTCCTGTTGTACGTGAGTATTCTTGTGTAAAATCAGATGTTTTTGAAACAATCGAAGGACATTTCAGTAAGTATTTTTGAGGTGGATTGCTTACAAAAGACAGGTTAAAAATCAAATCATGCTCAACCTGCCTTATTTGTGCTTTGTATGATTCATAGCGTGGTGAGCCAACTTGTGTTGTAATCATCCAGTATTTGTTGTCATAGAAAATAATATCTCCACGTTGCATATTAAAATCAGTCGATATGTATTTATCATTAAACTCTTTAAGAGTACGAATGTTAGAGATTAAGGCGTATTTCTTTTCACCATTAATATAGATTTCTTGCCCTGCCATTGATAGCATGGCTTTAAAGTCATTTGACATAGTTTTCATAACATTAAATATTTCCATTGTTTATTGTCCTCCTTTCATTATTGGAATAGGTTGAAGAAATTAGAAGGTGTACTATCTGTATTAGGCATTTGACGAATTTTTAATTCAAGTTGCTCAATGCGTTTTTGCAATTGCTTTGCAAAGTCAGAAACAGACATATCATCCTGTTTATAGTTCTTCATTAGATGTGGTTGATTGGCGATTGAGTGCAGGATTGATGATGCAGTTTCATAAATCGCTCTTTTTGCCACCTTAGAAGAAGCATTATAGACAGCATTTCCATCTAGTCCACTTTCTTCTAAATAAATCATTAACTCATTTGCAGGTAATTCGATACCTGCGATTTCCATTTGTAATCTTTCAAAATTATCCATAAAAAGATTCTCCTTTGTAAGTGATTTTGTATATATTAAACATTCGTAAGAGTTACAAACTAATTGATTAATACGCTCTTGAATGTGAGTAGGTGTATTTAGTGGCTCATTGTTATAAAGCCACGTTCCTTCATATGTAAAAAGAAAGTAATGACCTTCTAAAGTCCCTTTATTGAGAAGGAAAAACCCATTAAGTTTGAGGTGGTTTGCTTCATCCTCATAGTGTTCTAGAATGTGAGTGTATTCATTGGCATTAAGCCATTGGTACAGGTCATGAGCCACAAAAGGGTAAATTGCTTCATACTGTAATGTGGTCATGAGTGGTCTTCTCCTCTCAATTGGTCTTAATAAAGGGAATTTGTTAAGGATTCTTTCTTTAAGAACCGAAATGGATTGTTTTGGTAAATTTATGACACTCTCAATACTCAATGGGTTGTCCTCCTTTCAATTTTTTTTGGGGTGTGTGTTGAGGGGTTGGCTGGAAGCACTTTTTTCAAACATGGGGTAACAGGTGCATATAAAAGTATCCTCATAATGTACGTTATGCAGTACCTTACAAACAGAAAAACATTGATAAATCTATGCAGGATTCTATTCATTATTTTGTTCTTCTCTCTCGGCTCGATGCTGTACAAACCCTTATATATCAAGGATGTATAAAAACCTGCATATTTAATAAATTCCGTACAGAAGTATGTGAACGGCAAACCCTTAGAGCCACAAGGGATTCAGCCGTTTTTTGTAATTGAAACAACTTCCGATAATTAAGGGTTATGTAAACTACAAATGTATATCACATACACGTTAGATTCATGTGATTTACGATAAAATTAAGTTTTTATCCATTTTCCTGCTTCTCTTTTTGCTCTTTGTTGACAGCATTTTGTATATCCAGAAGCGAACGATAGAGAACGTATGTTTGTGGTATTAGGAACGTTTGTTCTGTATCAAGGCATGACAAATCATGCTTCTCCCTTTATAGGTGGAAGCACACGCACACGTATATATATGTATATACTTAACAGGATGTGTTGCGTGTAGCATATCCCTCACACGCTCAAACCCTTGATACATCAACGTTCTTACCAAACATTACCACACATTCACTCTATCTATTCATCCATTGGCTTACTCGTTTGTATTACCCTCATTACTCTGTACATTATCCTGTACTGTACCTTTATTTACTCCACGTTCTGCAACCTGCTTCTTCACACGCTCTAACTCTGCATGAGTATCAGTAATATAAGGAACAATGTCCATGATGCTCTCATCACTAATTACTCCCATGCTATGCAACTTCACAAGGTTATCAATAACGTCTGATTCGTTTACAGGTCTAGCATAATGGAAAACCATATCTAAAGAATCAATTGCATTTTCATCATAAGATTTACCTAGACGTTCCATAAGAGAAACAATCTTTTCAAATCGTTGTTCTAGACCATCCCTCATGAATCGCTCATTAATACCTGCCTTCATATCTGCCAATTGATATAGAATCTTCATAGATGTTTCTGATAGGTTGCTTATCTCTGCATTGTTTAAGGACACCGCAGGTGTATGAGAGATATTGATTAATTGTTGCATCAAGGTCTTATAGATTACCTCAAATGCTTGATGATTTAATTCATTGCTCACCATCTTAAAGTCAGCACCATCATCAAGGGTAATACCTCCACCAACGATATGAGGGTTAAGACCTGCACCCTTTAATTGTTGTCCAATAACTACAGGAATTGGGTTGTGATGCTTATAGAAAGAATCACTAAACTTAGATAGTAAATCCTCCATTGCATCGATGATACTAATAAAATCATCTAAGTCACTCTTACCAAAGTGTAGAGCCATTTCATTGTTATTACGGTAATGGATAGGTAGACCACCAACATTCTTAGAGTGTGAGATTAGTTTTAGTTCTGAATCACCAACATTAGACCATTTCTCTACTCTATCCTCATAGTAAACTACGTACCAATCTGATTCACCATCTGTAAAAAACTGTACAAAAGCAATCATTTCTAAATCCATATTGTAGATTGGAAACGCATTTTCTGGTTGAATTACATTACTTGAAATTTTGCCCTCTCTATTTACAAATACATATTCGTAAGCATTACCGTATTTGCACATATGATTTAGGACATCAAAATCAACTTTGTTGTATTTCCCTTTTTTATAGACCTTTTTAAAGTCGCTAACTATTTCCTCATTCCCTGTTACAGTCAAAGGATTCTTTAATAAGTATGTAGTTTGCAAATCAATAATCATCTTCCCATATTGGAGAATGATTTTGCGTGGCTCATAGGGTTGACCATTATAGTTCTCAACAAAGCGATTTAAAATAGAGTGCTTACCGTCCAGGTATTCACGCTTTCTAATCACATCTTGAACACGTTTCATATTTGAAACGTTGTTTACTTCATCCACGAACCAAAAAGGGTTGCCGTTGTGGATGATTTTAATATAATCTTGAATATTCAATTTCTTTCTTTCCTTTCTTTGACATAAAAAAGACACCATACAAGATGGTGTCAAAGTTTAATCCAATCTTTTAATTCTTTTGCTACAGTGTACGCCTTTGCTAGTCCACTGTTTTTTAAGAGGTATTCTTCCCCTTTTTC